AAAATTATTTTTCCCCGCAAAAAAAGATCAAAAAGCTGTTGACTTTAGTATAGAATGTCTGATAATAAGGGATAGTTAATTAAAGGAGTTAATATGAAAATCACAGTAATGCACAAACACCACGAAATAGAAGACGGTCTCACTATAGTAGCAGAAGTTAAGGCACCTACTTCTAACGTCGACGATGCACTCGAGTATGCATTCAGATGGACACAGAACATTTCTGGTTCTTGGTCTAAGAAGATCGGGGACGATACAAATAATCGTGTCGAAGTTTTAGACATCCGTGAAGATGGTCTTGGTCTGAGAAGTACCAGTGTTGGTGACAGAATGATGTTTAAAGACACAGAATATGAAGTTGCTAGTTTTGGTTTTGAAGAAGTGAGAGATATCAATAAAGATGTCGATATTAATTGGGAGTCAATTTAGCTGTTGACTTTAGATTCAAATGTGTGATAATAATAGTAAGTTAAAATTTAATTGGAGAGAAAATATGAATTTCGGTATATACAGTAAAATGGTTGTTTCAAATAATGGTTCTGAATTAGAAGTGTCTACAACAGATACAGGTCTAATTAATGAGTTAGTCTCAATTATTATGTCTCAAGTTAACACCGGTCTGGAAGTTGAGAGATTTATCGGTTTAGATACAACTCAAATCAATATCAGCAACCATATTGGTCATGGCATTGTTGAGGAGTGGAATGTACACGAACTTCAAGGTGTATTACCATTAGAAAGTACACCTCAGTTTATGCAGAGAATACTTTAATGCTTAAATGGAACAGAGTTCGCAACGATAACGGTGGTGTGGAGTATCACTCGACCAAAAATAATGTTGTTATTAAGCGAAACGGTAAAAAATTTATCTGTACTTATCTGAGTTATGGGGTAATCACAGGAAATACTGTAACTGAGCTTAAGAGAACTGTTGAATGGGTACTGTCACAGAAAAAAAATCGCGGTTCAATGCTGAATTTCGGAGTAAAATAAATGAATTTTGTGAAAAAACACGAATCTGAAGAAATTAACACTAAAGGACATCACTTAGTCGGTGTAGTTTGGCCTGTTGTAGGTTCTAAAGGTGATAATTATCGTGTAAAAATGGAAGAAAGAGGGTTTACTTGCGATTGTATATCGTTTAGAAAATGTAAACACATAAAAAGTGTAGAAAAAAGGCTTTTAGGACGATTTAGTGGTTGACTTTAGTTCTAAATGTGTGATAATAAGAAATAATAAGAAAATAACTCGGAGAGAAATGAATGTTACATAATAAAAGAGTAAAAATACCTAAAGGAAATCCTACTAACGCTGATGAGGCTGTGAGAGCTTGTACTGCAATGGTTAAAGCATGCGTTAAGAAGTGGATGCGTAACCATTATGGAGACTATAACGACTTAATGCAGTCTGGTTTCTGTGGTGTTATGCATGCATACGGTAAATTTGACTTTAAGAAGAATGTTAAATTTACTACTTATGCTTATTTCTGGATTAGAGCGTATGTTCGCGAAGCTGCTATGAAGAATTGGAATGTAATGAACCATTCTGCTAGATTAGATAAAGTTGATTTCATGATCGAAGCTCCTACAGGCGCTGAAGATATGTTTCGCTTCGCTAACTTTGTAAATGCAAGAAGTAAGTTGTCTGCTGACGATAAGCAATTGCTTGATTGGAGAGCTGAAGGTTATACTTACTCTGAGATCCAAGCGAAGATAGGAGCTTCTAATCTTTCTGTCGTTAGAAAGAAGTGTATGGAAATAGTTTCAAAAATTGAAAAGGATTAGCTGTTGACTTTAGTTGTTTATGTGTGATAATAAACATAATGAAAATTTAACTAGGAGCTTAAGATGATTGATTACGGTAGAATATATAGCAGAGTAGATGACTTCTTACAATCGAGAGAAGGTCTACGTAATCCTAAAAATTCACAAGATTATGTTTGGTTTGTTAGAGAATTAACTGGTATCTTTTGTGGTGCTAGTTATGAACATAATCTTACTACAGGGGCTATATTGCATTATTTCGATATGGTTCAAATTCATAATATAACTAACTTGGATACTTCTGGAACACAGAGAGAAGTTAAAGCTCTTATATCTGAAGAAATCTTGGAACATCCTTTGTATGAAATTACCGAGTTTACGCTAATGAATTATAAGCCTGGTAATGTTCAAGTAGGTCCTGGTGAATTTTTCTTTTGTTTCTACGATAGTACTTCTACATTCGGTATTGATAATCAAGCTGGATATGATGTTATAGTTGATAACACTACAACAGAGTTTAAAAAGCTAGGTTCTAACTTCACTTCGCCTGAGTTGTTTGATAAATATGCTGAATCGAAAGAAGTAGAAAGGTTGTTAGTTATTAAACCTGTTTCTAATGCTAAGAAGCCAGCACTTAGATCTAAGTACGCGTGTACGCCGACTACAAAGTGGAGAACAGCATTTACACATAGAGGTAAAGCTGGAACACTTGCAATGTCATAGGAGGTAATCCTCCTCGGAGGTTTACATGGAGCTTGTTTTTGCTCTTATTACATATTTAGGTTTGCAAACAGTTGATGAATCTTTTTTTAGAAATATTGATGATTGTAAATATTTTGCTGAGAGAATAAACAAACAACCATCAGTACCTAACAGAACTACAGGTCAAGATGTACCTAAAACTAGATCATACACAGCTGTATGTGAACCGCGGAAAATTGATATTAAAAAAGTTAAGGTTTACTAATTGTATTATAAACTTTTTGAGCATCTTCCTCAGTTATACACTTTATCATATAATTATTTATTTTAGGTTTAGAAAAATTTAATTTAAGTTGTTCTACTAATTGTAGTTTATATTTGTTAAGATAAAGATTACATTCATTTTGTGTAGTGAAGTGTAATCCCCCATGTACTTTTAAATTAGGGGATGGATTATTTGCAAATGTTACCATTGCTACTAATAACCATTTCATATGCTAGTTCCTTGAGGTTTTAGAAGTTGAGGAATTAATTTTTTATCGACACAATAAATTTCTTTAGGTTTCAATTTATATCTATATGCTTCAAAAGATTTTTTATATATAAATTGATTGTAACTTTGAACATACTTATTGCAATCTTGAAATGATGTAAAGGAAGGTTGTGTAAAGATATAAAAAGGTTCACCTGCAGCTGGATTTACTGCATACATAAGCACTACAATTAAATAAGTCATAACATTTTATTTATTAATGTTATGACTAATACAATTCAATATATTGACTATTTTCTTAACAATTCTATTTCCATTTTAAGCATATTGTCAAACAAACGAAATTTTTTACGTTTCTTGTTGTACATTGTTGCTCTAAATGATTGTACTGGAAGTAACCACGGTGCGTGGGAGGATCTAACTGCGACTTCTTCAATAAAATCTACAGCTTGGTCTAATGATGGAAATTGTTCATGACATAAAAGATCGTTGAACACAGGTTCCTTTGTAACTAATGTATATCTCATAATATACTCCTTTTGTTTTAGTTTGTGGTTGTTTTAAAACGAGTAACCAACTCTAGTATATTTATAAGGAGTATTGAATTATTTTAAGATCTTATCAACTATTTTTTTGCCAATATAAAGTATAGCAACTATACCAATTAGTATGCTAGCTTCAGTATAGAGATTGCCTGTATCTTCAATCTCTATACCTTTTGTTGGACTAACAACTATTCTGCAGTTTTCACATTCATTCATGCTGGTGGTGGAGGAGGTGCTAAGCCTTCAAACATCTTCGAAGGAGCTTCACCACTAGGAGGAGGTGGAGGTGCTAAACCTTCCATTCCAGGAGGTGGAGGAGGAGGTGCAAGTGTGGTAGTACTTACATTATCATCTGACACTTTAGGAATATTAGGTTGATGAGTAGGAAATCTTTGCTTACACTCCAAAATCCAATTTTCAACAATTTGTTTATCTGAAGGAATAAAACTATTACCAGACTTTGGATCTGTAACTATAAAAGGTGCAACATTAACTTGAAGTTTATTTAAAGTTACTTGTACTTCTTGGTTTGGATTTTTTCGAAATAGCTTAGCAGCTTGTAATCTAATTTTAATTACATCATCTGGATGTATTCTATCTGTCATGATAATATTTTCTTGACCTGCTACTTGTCTTTCGTAACAAGCTCTCTCATCATCAATATTAGTTTCGAGATATAGTTTACCTTCAGTCTCTCCTGTGTTCTTCGTATCTACTAGTTCAACATCTTTTTCTAAATGCTCTATTAAATTAGACCATGTTATTTGATGCCAGTTTGGTGCACCAATTAATCTTTCAGGAGATTTACCTTCAAAAGGATCAACATGATAAAAATCAACATTTGGATATGTTTTTAACATCCATTGAAATCTTCTTTGCCAATTCCTATATGTAGGAGCTACACCTTTCTCTCCTTGTTTAACTTTCTGATAATGTTTCTCATTAGCATATAAGTTATTAAGTTCACCATTTTTTTCAGTTCCAGTAGATCCTTTACCAAAGAAATCCATACCTATTAAAAATAATTTTTTAGATTCATGAATATCAATAGCTAAATGTGATGCCATAACACCAGCAGCCATTTTTTCAGGGGTAGTACATTTCTTTGCACCTGATCCTGGTTTAGGATACCACGTATATAACCAATTCCTTCTTGAAAAATCAGGAAATAATTTATATATAGATTTTGTTAATGGTTCATCTGATGATATATTAACATGAGGTCTAAACTCTTTTTTAAAGAACCAATTACAACCATACATTATACCATAATCCATTAGTTGTTTTATGTCTTTATCTTTTCTTGAAGTACCGTTACCAATTATCCACGAGTATTGGTTAGTAGGAATTACTGGTTTGCTTCCAGGACTTTTCTTTATTTTTATTTTGCGCATATGACGTACATACCTTCCACATTATCTTTTCTATTTCAGTTGGATTTAAAGATTTAAATTGACTGTTTTGCTTTATATATTTAATAGTTGATTCAACGTCCTTTACTTGGTAAAGGAATATTGCTCTTTCAATCAAATCATATAAAGTTTGATAAGTTGACTTTTGTTGTTGTTTCATTACAGTCCTAACATCTTACTAACAGTTTTCTGTTCAGAACTTAAAGGTTTACCTGACCTTATCCATTCCACGATTTGATCAAAAAAGAAAGCGGCCGCTTTTTCACCACTATCAGTTAATTGTGTACTTCCTTCATTTAGAACACGAATTAAATTTTGTGGGTTAATAGTAGTTACATCTCTTTTCATAGTTTTAGCAAATCTTTGCATTATTTTATACTCTCTTCTATTTGTTGTTGAACTTCGTCTACTCTTCCTTGGAGATAACTTATTGATGTATGAATGTGACCTGTATCTTGAGGTTGTAACTTACTTTTAGCTACAGATATTTCATCCATCAATAAAATTAGTCTTGCTGTTAGTGATATACTCATGCTTTCCTCTATCTCTTATTTGTTATAGTTTATAATAGTCTTTTTTTGAAAATAGTTATTAATTTTTCCAAATTTATTTCTGTTAATAATATATGTTTTCTAGCTAGAAATGTTCTATATTGTTCTTCGTTTTTAAACTTTCTAATAAAAAATATTTCAGACAATATATCATCTGTCATACCTTTTCTATTCATTATAGTATTATAATCAAACATCTCTGTAATATTATTAATAAAATTGTTCTGGGATATTCTTTGATAAAGATCTGGATGCTTTAATCTTGTGTACATGGTAAATGTACCTGCATAATTACAATTATGACAGTAACACATTAGATTATTATCTCTCTTACTTACATAAAACCTTGCTCTATGTAACTTAGATTTTGAATCACCACAAACATCGCAAGACCAATTCCAAAACCATTGTTGCTTACGAGTATAATTACGAACTCTACTTTCTAATTCACAGACTATTTCAACTTGTTTAGATATCATGCATTTGTTATAGTAACTGTTATAAATAATTTTATGAAACATTTAATTTTATTTACAGCACTAGGTATATCATTCATTGCTGCTTATTATAGTATAGTTGGACTAGCAGCTATATTTGCTGCTAGCGTTATTCCAGTTATAGTGATGGGTACATCATTAGAAATTGGTAAATTAGTTAGTGTAGCTTACTTACATCAAAAATGGAACACTGTTCCAATACTGTTGAAAGGTTATTTTATCTTTGCAATATTTCTTTTAATGTTCATTACATCTATGGGCATCTTTGGCTTTCTATCGAAGGCTCACATCGAGCAAACAGTGGTTTCAGGTGATAATACTATAAAGATTGAAAGAATTGACAGTCAGATAAAAAGACAAAATAGAGTAATAAAAGATGCTGAAACTGTTTTGTATCAACTCGATAAAGCTGTACAGGTGTTAATTGACTTTGATAGAATAAGAGGAGATACCGGAGCAATTGCTCAAAGAGAAAAACAAAAGAATGAAAGAAATCAATTATCATTAGTAATTAATGGTGCAGAGAATGTAATTGATGGATTACAGATTCAAAAGTTATCTTTAGAAAAAGAACAAATACAATTAGAAGCAGAAGTGGGTCCTATAAAGTATATTGCTGAATTTGTTTATGGTGAAAAGGCAAATAGGTCAATGCTTGAAGAATCTGTTAAGTGGGTTATAATTTTAATTGTAATTGTATTCGATCCATTAGCAGTTTCTCTTTTAATTGCTTGGTCTCACTTATCTATTTCAAATGTCAAAAAAGAATTCGTAAACGCTAATGCTAATAATAAGAAAAAAGTTTTATTTGAAGTACCAAAAGAAGTTAAAGTTAAAGTTGATGAAAAAAGAAATAAAACAATTATTATAGGTGGAATAGTTTATACGGAAGCACAGATAGCTGGTATTCTGAAAGCTAATTATAATGATTTACCAGATGATCAAAAGACAGTTTACAATAAATTTAGAAAAAAGAAATCTGGTGGAAAATCTGGATCTGCATAAATAATATAACTTGTTAGGTTAGAGGGACATGATCTATCAACATAAGAATTATACTTTAGATAACATCGATGGTACAGGTTACTTGTATTCTGAGCATCAATTACTTTTTAGAGGTGATGCATATAAAGCTATACTTATGTTTATAAAATTCTCTAATAATGACAAGAATGTTCTGAATGCTTTTAAAAAACAATTGGATCAAAGAGAAGAATGTAGATTGAAAAAATTTAGAAATGATGAAGAACAATTATAAACTTTTAGCAATTTTATTTTTAGTTTATGTCATGATGTTAATATGCGCAAGCTCCAAACAAACACAAGGAGCAGGAAAGATTTACGAGCCAAAAACTGATAAAAAGAAAATTTATGGTAAAGTAAAGAACTATTCCTTACAACAAAAAATAATAAGAGGTGATATAGAAGTAAAAAAATACACTACATGCAGATTAGCCAAAACAATAAAATCAAGAGTGACCGGTCAACAAGCATGTGTATACAGAGGCGGTAATCAGACGTTTGAATTGATGTTCGACAATAATTGTCCTAAACAATTTAAATGTGTATATAATCCGGGTCAAAAAGAACCCAACATTGATAGTGTAATAGAAAGTTTGAATAAAATAAAAAAATAGGGGAAGCAATGATAGATCCAATTACCGCAATTGCAGCTGCAACATCAGCTTTTAATGTTATTAAAAAAGGTTTCGAAGTAGGAAGAGACATAGAGGGTATGTATGGTGACATGGGTAGATGGATGGGAGCAGTCTCAGACATTGACCAAGCTGAAAAGATGAATAAAAATCCACCTTTATTTAAAAAAATATTTTCTGGTTCATCAATAGAAGAAGAAGCTCTAAACATATTTGCAGCTAAGAAAAAAGCTGAAGCTATGGAACAAGAACTTAGAACATATGTTAACATGATGCACGGTCCTGGTAGCTGGAACGAGATAGTTGCTCTTCAAGCTCAAATAAGAAAAGATAGAAAAGCACAAATCTATGCTCAACAAGAAAAACAAAGAGAAATACTTAACGCAATAGGCCTTGTTATTCTTTCAGTAATTTTCTTGGGTGTTGTAGCTTTTGTATTTTATTTTGGAGTGCAAATGGCAGGAAAACCTGCTCCTTGGTAAGAGCAGGTTTTATATAGTTAGTCTTTAGCTAAAGATTTAAAATAATCTTCTAGATCTTCATCATCGTCTGATGACTTCGAAGCAACAGGAGCTGGAGCAGGCACTTCATCTTTTTGAAATACATTATTCCACTCGCCCTTTTCTTCTGTAGGCTGCAATCCAGATTGATTGTTAATTACAGGAGAAGTTTTTTCAGTAACTTCATTTAATCTTACAGATAATTCTTCATAACTCTTAAAATTGGAACTATCAATTAACTCATGAACATCATGCTGAGCTTCAAACATAGATTTCATTTTACTGTTATCCTCAGAAAGAATTGCAGGCTTTTCAAATTCAGAAGAATCATAATTCCAGTAACCTGAAACGATCTTTATCTTTATTCTAAAGTTTGCACCCTCAATCATGTCAAAAGGATTAACAGGAGTATCATCAGCAAACTCAGGTTGCATAACACTCATAATTTTATCAAATATCTTTTGACCAAATCTGAACATCTTTACTTGACCTTCGTTTTCTGGATGCTCTGGATCTTTTAAGATAAGAGCATTAGCAAAATAAGAAGTTCTTCTCTTCTGCTTTCTAGCAATATCTTTATTAGCTTCAATTCCGGAATTCCAAAGTGTAGCATTATACTCACTGACAGGATCTTTCTGACTTATAGTAGTTAGAGAATTCTCTATATACCATTTACCTGTAGGACCTTGAAAGCCATGATCATACATTCTTACCCATGGTGTTTTATCAGGATTAGAACCTGGTAACAATCTTATAACAGCATAACCTGTACCGTCTTTACCCATTTTAGGTTTCCAAATACGATCATCAGTTCTGTTGTCTTGATTTCCCTGTAGTTCAGTTTTTAAGTTAGTTGTAAGTTTTTCAAAAGCAGACTTACGGTTCTGCATATAATCTTCAAAAGACATATATTTTCCTTTTTCTAGTTTCTAGTTTCACTGTTTATTTGCTTTGAATATTTCCAAAGCTATATCATTGTAATATGTAATATTCAGAATTTTTTTCACAAAAGGTAAATAATTTTTAACTTTTTGTATATGATCTGGCCACATGATAGGCAACGATATTCTTTTGTAGTGATCATCAATAAATGGAAAGAAATTATCCATCAATATTAATGTCTCTATGTTAATTACCTTTTTAATAACTAAGTCATGTATTAGAGGTATAGAAGTATCGGTTTTGACTTCGATTAATTGGTATGGTGCATATTCACAAGATAACATTTCGACATCTTGTTTAAATTTTTCAGGGAATTTTTTCAAATGAGATTTATATCTTTCGTAGTTCTCTTTAGACATATCCTTTATCCAACAATTAGGTTTAGATATGAAATGAGAAACAAAAAAGGTTTCTAATTCTTTCTGAGGTAAAATTTTAGATAACTTTTCAAATGAAAAATGATCTGTTCTGTTATTATAAGCAGTTTTACTAGCATTGACTTTACCTTGATATTTAAAATAATCATATTCAGATGTAAAGTGTCTTTGCAATGCTAAGTAATTAATATAAGTGTAATAACCTGTATCAGACAACCGTTTTCTTCTTGTATTTTAACGCATTAACAATTAAAGCATCTCTCTCTATTTTTTCTTTTATATTTTTGTTAATTAATCTTTTACAATCTCTTGGATCAATATCATACATCTTACATACTTCAATTGTTGCATCTATGTAATTTAATCTTTTGTGTTTTACTGCTTCTTCTATTAATAATGGAAAAGATTTATTATTAATACCAAAGTCTGAATCAACTATCTTCTTCAAAACCTGTACCCTCCAAATTACTATTTTTATTAATCATAATATCACACAATTGTGCAAACCACGAATCAATTGTTGTTAAGTTCCTATCTTTGTAATAGTCTTTAACCATATTAAGTATTTTTATTTTATCTTCAGGTGAGGCTTTAGATGTATTCCAGTAATTTGTTATATCTCTAGCTGTTACTTCGATATCTGTTGGTTTAATTAGAGGTAAGTCCATTGTACTTATCAATCCTTTCTTTTAATTCATTTGTATATTTTATAATATCTTTTTTGTTAAGTGTAAATGTTTGAGTTGTACCATCTTGTACAGAAATCAAAATACATACTTGAAAAGGCATCTCTCCAACTAATTCTCTATATGCCATAAAATAAAAACAACCTTGCAAAAAATAATCACGTATCCATATTTCTTTTTTAGGTCTTATAGATGTTTTAAAATCTATAACTGATAATTTACCTTCGTATTCAGCAATACAATCAACAGTACCAGCTACTTTTAATATATTTGAATGCAGCTGTGTTTCTAAACATCTAACATTGTCTATTAAATCTAATTTAGGACGTATCCCCCTAAATAGAAACTCACCACTAGTAGAACCAAGATCATCCAGAGGCTCATTGAGTAAATAGTCCTCGCAGAGCTTATGCATTGAAGTACCGCGAGTTGTAGCAGCCTTAGTAACTTTCCTGGCTTGTTCTTCACCAACTCTCTTACGCCATTTAACAAGCGAACTTTTATCAGAAGTTTTAGATAAGACAGTTGTAATTGAAGGATATGATATCTTTGAATTAATTTCATAAACTCTACCTTTGTCTTCGCTGTTTATTTGTTTAATCTTGGGAATCTCTTTCCAAAGATGATTGAATTTTTTTAACATCATCACTAGTAACTGTAATACCTTTCAATTCAAACATACTATCTAATAGTACATTTTCTATAATAGTTTTTAATCCTCTAGCACCAGTTTTCTGATGCAAAGCTAACTCCGCTATTGATTGTAAAGAATCTTCACCAAATTTTAATTCTAATTGTGATTCTTCAAATAATTTTATATATTGTTCAGTAGGATTATTTTTTACTTTTGTCAATATATAAATTAAATCTTCAACTGTCAATTGTCTCAAAGCTGCTATCAGTGGTATCCTACCTATCAACTCAGGTATGAAACCATAATCTTCAATATCTTGTGGAGTACATTTTTGTAATAAAGCTACATCAGGATCATAGTCTTTGATACTAGCATTGACACCTATATTTGTAGTTGGTCCTACTTTTAGTCTCTTTGCAATGTTTTCTTCTAATCCAACAAACGCTCCACCAACAATGAACAATATGTTAGTAGTATCAACCTGAAATTTCATTCTAGTTAACCCGGTCTGCTTTTCAATATCTACTGTTGTACCTTCCATTAATTTTAATAATGCTTGTTGTACACCTTCACCTCCAACATCTCTTTGTTTATTTCCATTAAATCTTTTTGCTATCTTATCAAATTCATCAATAAAAATAATTCCTGTTCCAGCTGCTTCAAATGATTGACCAGCTGCTGAAATCAAACCATCTATCATTGTTTCAACATCTTTACCAACATATCCTGCAGCTGTTAATGAATTAGCATCAGCTATGTGTACTGGAACTTTTAAAAACTCAGCTAATTTTTTTACTAGATAAGTTTTACCTGTACCTGTAGGACCTAACATCATTACGTTGGTTTTATCTAACCGTACTTTGAATCCTGAGTCTCTATAAATCATCAATCTTTTATAATGATTAAATGCTGCTGTAGCTAAAACTTTTTTAGCTTTATCTTGACCTACAACATAACTATCAAGGTAATTATATATTTCTTTTGGTGATGGTAAATCAAAATCCAACATAGCAGTTGAATCGTGCACTAAGTCAATCTTTTCCTTCAACCCTTCTAAAAATTCAGAAAGGAATTTACTATCTTTATCCGCAATTTTCATAATGTTATATAAGGTGGTCTACACCTTTTCCTCTAGGATGTTTTTGTTTTATTAATTTTAATTGATCTCTAAAACCACTAGGTAGTTTTCCACCTTCAATAGTTCTACCTCCAATGAATGAAGCTGTTGTAAGTAATTTTTGTATTTCAGGGTTGTCTTCTAAGTATTTCACTGAAGCTTCATACGTTGAAAAGAACTCACTGAATTCATTATTAGTTTTTGTATTTAAAAAATTATATGTTGGCATTATAGTGTTTCTTTGTTGGTTATTATCTTTTTTGCTAATTCATCAAAGAATACTTTAAAAGATTTATCTTCTTTAAAGATTACCGGTTTGGCATCCATTAAGTTAGATAGTGCATTCCATGATGTTCTTGCTGCTCTCAGAGCTTTTTTACTGTACATATAGTGTGACTGTTCCATTATTACTCCTTTATATTATAATGAATTTTTGTAATAAATATCTTACAATACAAATTATTTATCAGAAAGTTGTAATTCATTTAATGGAAATTAACAAAAGATTAAAAAATCAAAGACAAATAAAAAACAATATTAGTGAAAAAAAAGAAAATGCTAGTATTGATAAAAGAACTATAGCTAAAAAATTTAGAGAACTTGCTTTAAAAGCTCAAAAAACATTAGGCACTAAAGAATCGATTAGCTTCTTTAGAGATAAATTAGTTAGAAGAAGAGTTGATCACGATACTCTTCTAAAAAATTATAAAACTACTTCTTCTCCAAAACCAGGATCTATGTTAGTGTATACATATGATCCTAAACATAAAGATAAGTTACCATTCTATGATACCAATCCTTGTATAATACTTTTAGATTATACAAAAGATGGATGGTATGGAGCAAATTTACATTACTTACCTCCTACTGCTAGAGCTGATTTATTAGTTGAAATTGGTTGGAATAAAAACGTTTCTTTGTTTAATATAGCTAAAGCATTAGAAAGAAATAAAATAACTAAACATTGTTTAAAAAGATATCTAAGAAATCAATTAAATAGTAGACTAAAGGTAGTAAACAGGGAAGACTGGGAAATTATTATACAATTACCATTTGACGCTTTTGTAAATGAAAGCAGAGGTCGCATCTGGAGGAAAGTTAAAAGATAATGTCACTACAAGAATTCAAAACTTCAGCATATGCAGATACAGGATTTGCAAGAGCTAATAAATTTATAGTAAATGTATTCTTACCAAATTCAAAAACTGCTATGGGTGCTGGTTTAATTGGCACATTATTTAAAAATATGCCAAGTACTCCTTTTTCTCAACCAGGTAGTTCATTTATAAATATCCCAGGTTTTTTCACTGGATCTCAAGGTGTAAATATAGATGCTGCACAACCATTGAGAAATGCATTGGCTAATAAAAATTTTGTTAGTGGTGTAAGTAAATTAGGAAGACCTATATCTGGTTTTGTTTTTCAAAATATTATTGGAAGAGGTAGACAATTAACTTTATATTGTACTGGAGCAGAAATTCCATCAAGGGATATTGAAGCTACTGAGTTGTATCTTTATGGCGAATCAAGACAAGTAGGTTTTAGACATCAACATCAACAATTATCATTACAATACTATTGCTCGGAAGATTTAAGAGAAAGAAGATTTTTTGAAGAATGGCAAAATATGGTTTTTGATCCTGTTCATAAAAATGCTGGATATTATGATGAATATACTTCAACAGTTCAAGTACAGCAATGGGATTATGGTTTAACTAGAAAAATGGCAGAATATGTTTTTGATGAAGCATATGTAGCTACTATAGGTAATCTAAATTACGAATATGCTAATTCTGAGATTCAGAGGTTATCAGTAAGTTTTAATTATAGGAATTATAGAAGAACAGATTCAGGCTCTACAGGAGGTCTTGGTGATGTCGTTGGTAACTTTGCTAAAAAAATAGCTAACGGAATAGGAATATAAGATGGGTGATATAAATCAATTGAGTGTTGACTTAACAGCTATGATACTTCCATGGATGGGTGTGATACTATCTGTAATTATTGCTATTTGGTTAAAAGACTTTGCAACTAATGCTGCAAAAGGTTGGGCATTTAAATCTAACCAATCTTTTAACGAAGGTGATCATATTATACTAGATGGTAGAGATGCAATAATAGTTAAGATAGGAATGTCCCAAACGGTATTTGGTGTCTATACAGATAAAGGATACACGTGGAGATATATTTCAAATGATAGATTAGCTAGTTCTAAAATAGAAAAAATAATTAATAAAAATCTCCATTTAGATACAGAAGCTGAAAAAGGTATGAGAATTCAAAAGATGATCGATGCTTCACAAAATAATATGATAAAACAAAACGAACAACAAATAAAAGAGAATAAGAAAAAGATCGAAGAGTTGAAAGAAAAAAAATAAATTATGAGGACATTATGAGTTTAAAAAATATTAAATTAAAAACACCTGAATATGATGACAAGGTTCCTTCTACAGAAGAAAATATAAAATTTAGACCTTTTACAGTAGCTGAAGAAAAATTATTATTAATTGCAAGTGAGTCAAGTGATAATAAACAAATTGCTGATTCTATGAGAAAAATAATAACTAATTGTACTGGTATTGATGCCTCTACATTAACTTATTATGACATAGAATATCTTTTTACAAAAATAAGATCTAAATCTGTTGGTGAAGTAGCTAAATTAAAATTCAGTTGTGAAAAATGTGAAACTGAAAATGAAGTTGGTGTTGAATTAGACAAAGTATATATAAAAAGAACTGAAGATCATACTAACATAATAAAACTTGATGAAAATTTAATATTTGTTTTAAAGGAACCTCAACTAGAGGCTTTAGGTTTATATGATGATGATAAAAATTCTGTTGATAACATAGTTAACATAATTTGCAATTCTTTAAAAAATGTACAATTGGATGATGAAATAATAGAAGTTAATGCTAGTGAAATAGAAGATGCAAAAAATTTAGTTGAACAATTGACTTCAGATCAATTTAAAAAAATAAGTTCTTTTTTTGATACAATGCCAAAAACTAATATAGATCTTGAATTTACTTGTTCTCATTGTTCTGAAATAAATAAAAAAACTTTGGAGGGTATGCACAATTTTTTTTAGTTAACCTTTCTCACACAGGGTTGGTAGTATTTATGAAAAATATTTTTGCTTGTATGCAACATCATAATTGGTCATATACAGAAATAATGGAAATGTTACCGTGGGAAAGGGATATTTACTTTAACTTTTTAGTTGCACATATAAAAGAAGAAAATGATAAAATTGAACAACAAAATAGAAAGATTAATAGCTAATGGCTAAATTAAATGAAGATGCAATTCAAGATCTAGCTAAATCTATTACTGGAATGTTTAATGTTTTTAAAAGTTCTTCAGAAAGAACTTATGATCTTTTAATCAAAAGAAGAGATCAAAATAATAAAAAAATTGAAGATCTTCAACGTCAAATAACTCAAGAAACAAGATCAGGTCCTCCGACAGCTGATAGTGCTAGAATTGTTAGAGAAGCACAAAATAAAATTGCTAATCTAGAACAACAAACGTATGATCGTATTGAAAGATATAAGGGTAGATTTGGTGAAAGACAGTTAAAAAATCAACAAAGAAAAGAAACAGATCCTGCATACAAAAAATTTACAAGAGGTAAAACTAAAGGCGATGAAAGTAGAATGGATAAAGTTAAGTTTGGATTACAAAAAGAAGGAATAGGTCTTCTCAAAAACATAGGTAAAAAAATAGGAGATTTCATAAAAGCACCTTTCAAAGCTATTAATACAGTAGTTGATGCAGGAATTAAAGGTATACTACTTGCATTAGGTTTTGCTTCATTTGTAAAATTTTTAGAAGGGCTAGAAAAAGCATCAGAGTGGTTTGGTGAAAATCCATCATTTGGAGAAATTATCTCTTCAGGTTTAGCTAATTTAATTGGTTTCTTTACAGGTATGAATGAAGAAGAAAGAAAGAAATTAGCTAAAGATATTAAAGAAGGATTTCAAACTATCAAAGATGGATTTTTTTATATTATAGATTCATTTAAAACATTTACAAATATTGTTACTAAATTAATAGAAGGTGATTTTAAAGGGGCATGGAAAGAATTTCAAAAAGATGGAGCTGTGTGGAAATTTGTTACTGCTATGTCATTATTAGCATTAGCTATATTGCCTTTTATAGGTATACTAACTCCATTAATAGCACTTTTTGGTTTTCTACTTAGTCCTTTTAAAAAATTATTAAGTAAATTAAAAACTACTAAAGCAGAAATCAAAAAACTAGACAAACAAGATAAACCTAAAAATAATAAAACATACAATAGAAACAGTAAAGGTCAATTTGCAAAAAAACCTCAATCTAATGTTTCAAGAATTGCTAAAAATTTACTTGAAGGTTTGAAAAAAGGTGGAAAATATGCTGTTAACATTTTAAGAAATGGTACACCTTTAATTGTTCCCTTTACATTAGGTTCTATATTAGCAAACGATGATGGAAAATCAACTGAAATAGCTAATCAAAAAAATAATTTATTAAAACAAGGGTTAACCAAAAACGTAGATGCAAAAGCTGAAGATGTATTTGTAGAAGATCTCAATTCAACTGCTGGAACAGACAAATATAATTTTGCAGATAGAGTTAATAATATAAAAGATAAAAACCTTACTAATGCATTAGAAAATTATTTTACTAAAAACCTTAAAACTGAATTAGAATTAAAAATTCAAAAAATGCAATTGATTCCAGATGAATCAACTGCTTTATCAGAAACAAATACTCAATTGCAAGGTTCTATTGAATCTGTCAATAAACTTACTGAAACATTACAAAATCATTTTAAAAAATTAATGCCTAACGATGTCAAAGTTAATAATACTAGTATTAATAACACACAAGTTACACCTAAAATGGAAATGAAATATTTTACTCCAAGTAAAGGTAAAGGTCCTTATTCAAACGTGTTAACTTAACTTTTTCTTTTGGGTCTAGGTTTTTTAGGTTTTGAAGATTTGAAAATATTCACAAATTTAGGTTTTTTACTTTTTGTACTTTCTTTTAAGAGTTTTATCTTATCAGTTTCCCAATTCAATATACCCATCTCTTTTAAAGTTTTTTCAGTCCATATCTCAAATGTAAAATCATTCTTCTGTGAAACTTCAGTTGCTTTAGCCCACTTAGTCATATTAATTGTGTATGTTATCATTTCATTGACATATCTAGAAGTTTTATTTTTTGACTTAGGGGTAATAGGTTTTTTTGTTTGAACTTCAGGTTTAACTTCTATAACTTTTACTGTACCATCAACAAATTTTACATAAAAGTCAGGATAATATTTTTGTCTTCTTTGATATATAGGATGTTCGTATGGTATAGCTATCTCTTCAGAAGCCCATTCAATGACAGATTCATTCCCATCCAACCATCTCATTACGTTTCTTTCCCAATGAGATCTATAAATTATCTTGGTTATATCACCAACATATTTTTCTGGATGTTTAATATCAGTAAATTTTCCTTTATGATACATATAAATACCTTATAATATATATTTATAAGGAATTACAAACAAGATGTATTACACATTTCCTAGTAAAGGTTTAGGAGTTCCAAACGAGATTCCTGGATGGATTCAGATAATAGCAAGACAAGTTAATTTTGGTTTAACTAAAACAGTAAAAAGACCCAGTACTTTAAGAGGCAATTCTAATATTGGAAGTGAATCAGCTGACACTGAAGCTGATACCTTTCAAACAAGCGCTACAATTTCTTTACCTATGCCTCAAAATTTACTTTATGCTCAAGCTGCAGGCTACAATACTGAAAATGTTGGAGCAACAGGAGCAGCTATTGCAGACGCTACTAATTCTTCTTCATTATCAGACTTAGTAGCTAACAAAGGCGCAGGTTTGTTATCTGGTGTATTAACAGACTTGTCTAGTATAGTTAAAAATCCTTTACAGTTAGCAAAAGGCGTTGTAGCTAATCCTTTTTCATTTACTATGTTTGGTTCAATGGCTCATAGAACATTTAATTACAGTTGGGTATTTGCTCCAAGAAATGAAATTGAATCAAATGAGATAAAAGCTATTTGTGATGCTCTATCTTATTTTCAATTACCAGGAAGAGACACAGAAGGTTTTTTACAATTTCTTGAAATTCCTTTACAGTTCGATATAGATTATTGGTGGATGAATGGACCAGATGCATATCTAGAACAACCCAATAGATCAGTACTTTCAAACATTACAGTTAATTATGGTGGTACTACAAGAGCACAAAGACATATAAATGGTGCACCGATAGAAATAGGATTAGATTTAACTTTTGTTGAAGTAGAACCGTTAATTAGAAATAAAATTGGTCACGCTGATACTTTAACTGGAGGAGATAAAATTAAAGCTGCAGAAACAAAAACACAAAAGTCAATTACGAAATTTAAAAGTGGTGGATATATGGATGGTGTAATATAATGAGTTACTTTGATGAATTTCCATATGTAGAATATAGTTTTAATAATGAAGTTAAATTAATTAAAAACATTTCATTTAAGCCCGAACTTATAGAAAAAGTAAAAACTTCAAGAGCTGCTTTTGAAACATATATAATTCAAGAAGGTGATACGGTTGAGTTGATAGCTAATAAATTATATGGAGATGTTAATTTACATTGGGCTATTATGATTGCAAATGACATGATTTCTCCTTATTTAGATTTTCCACTTACATCACAACAGTTAGATGAATTTATATTTCAAAAATACAAGAATCAACAAGACTCTGAAAATGTTAATGTAATTTTAAATAAAACTAATACTTTAGCCTTCACACAATTTGTAGGTACAACAACTAATAATTTTAATACTATTATAGGTGGTGTAACTGCAAAGCCTCATCATTTTATAGACAAAGATAAAAATAGATATTCGTATGATTATATTGTCAACAATCCTGTAAAAAGTAACGCTTACGCAAGAGTGGAAATAACACCTACAGTAACACCTGTTTCAATTTGGGACGAAGAGCATGAATTGAATGAAGCAAAAAGATCTATATTAATTTTAAAAGGATCCTTAGTTAATCAATTGAAGAATGAATTTAAGAGAGTAATTAATGAGTGATTATGCTGGTTCATATAAGTTTAAAAAAGTTTCTATTGCAAGAAATAAAAACAATTCAGATATAAGTGGTATTATTTCAGAGATAAATGTTTTTGCATATATTAATCAACCTTCTGTGACTGTAATAGTTACATGTAGAGATTCACAAAATTTTTTAAATGATTTTCCTATAAAGGGAGGTCAAGAGATTGAAATAGAAGTTGAATTTAGTAATGAAGTGAGAACATGGAATCTTGTTATTGCTTCTGTAGAAGATATTAAGTCAACACTAAATACAACTCTTTATAATTTAAGATGTGTATCTCATTTACTTTTTAAATCTCATCATTCAACAATTTCACAATCATTCAAAGGCAAAGTTTCAGATATTGCTGAATCAATATTCAATAATTATAAAAACAAAAAAGAGAACATAAGAGTTTGGGAAGAATCTATTAACAGTAGTACTTATATAATTCCTGGTTGGTCACCTATTCAAACTTTATTGTGGTTATCTTCTAAATCAAGAGCTAAAAATACAGACACAAGGTTTAAGTTTTTTCAAGACTCTTTTCTTAATTACAACTTCTTACCTTTAGAAAGTTTAAATGAAAAATACTTAGATCAAGATATTCAAACTTTTCATTATCACATATCTAAAACTAATAACATTTTAAGAAAAAAAAGAGAGATGAATGAAATAATATCTTATTCTTTAAACGATTCAAATAATATTTTAGATAGTTTTTCTAATGGTTTTGTTACTGGTGAACTATTTGAATTTAATACTACAAGTAAAAATTCTAACACAATAAGTCACAACTATTTAAATGACTTTAATCTTTTTAAACAAGAAACAACTAATAAAAAACCTTTGTGGAGTGAGACAGATTTTTCTAATGATATTGCAACTAATCAAATAGGTAATGGATTAGAAATAGAACAAATATCGAGATTCAGAGATGATGATTTAGAAGACAAAAGTGAAGTATTAGATAAATCTAGCATTCTCAAAAGTTATTTTAATTTAAGTAACAACATGGTTACAATAACTGTAAGAGGAAATAATGTTACAGATATTGGCCAAATAATAAACTTAGAATTTCCTAAAATAAAACCTTTAGAACAAGGTAATCTAAAAGACGAACTTATATCTGGAAGATATTTGATTGTAGGTAAAAGACAACAATTTAGTAAAAATGATTCAATTAGTGATTTAGATTGCATAAGAGATTCAAATAATATTAATAGTTTTTACAGTGGTAATGATGAATTAGGCGGAGAAGAAGTATGAGTTATTTTGGTGATACATTTAAATGGTTTATTGGTGTTGTAGAAGATAGAAATGACCCTAGTGAATTAGGACGAATTAAAGTAAGATGTCATGGATTGCACACTGATGATAAAATAAAAATACCTACAAAAGACCTTCCTTGGGCACAAGTAATGATGCCTGCTACATCAGCAAGTGTAGGAGGTATAGGAGAATCACCAACAGGAATAGTACAAGGTTCAACTGTAGTAGGTTTTTTCACTGATGGTGTTAATATGCAACAACCTTTTGTGTTAGGTACTTTCCACGGTATGAATAAACAACATTCAGATCCAACAAAAGGTTTTGTTGATCCTAACGAACAGCATCCAGTTAGATTAGGTGAACCTGAAAATAACAGTGACAATGACGTTCCATACAATGCTCAGAGACTTAACTTTGAAAAAACAGACAATTACATAACCAGACTTAATGGAAGAGTTGATTCAGTAGATACAGCTTCACCACCAAAAGTTTCTTCAGTTGCACAAGATAAAGATTTTTCATATTATGAAAAAGAAACCTGGGATGAACCTTATCCTTATAATGGATCTAGTCCTACTTACCCATATAATAAAGTTTTAGAATCTGAAAGAGGTCATATAAAAGAAATAAATGATACACCTGGATCTGAAAGTATATTAGATTATCATAGATCAGGTACTTTTGAAGAGGTTGTAGTAGACGGAACTAAAACTTTAAGAGTTGTAGGTGATAATTATTCAGTTATTTTTAAAGATAATAATATGTTAGTACAAGGTGATATGAACTTAACTGTTAAAAAAGATTTGAGAATCAAAGTAGATGGTAATTATCACTTAGAAGTGAAGGGTAATTATACTGAAAATATCAAAGGTGAAAAACAAGTTAAAGTATCTAACTCTTTTAATATGGAAGTAGATCAAGACTTTGTACAAAATATTGGAGAAGATTACGATACAAGAATAAATGGTAGTGAATCTAGACATGTTGTTGGAGATAGAAACACTATAGTAAATAGAACTAATTCTTTAAACGTAGATAGTGATCATCAAATATTTGTAGAAAACACAATTAATACTTTTAGTGTTAATAGAAATGTAACAGCTACTTTAGATGAATATAAAGTTATAAGTGAAAAAGATATCACTATTGAAACACCTGCTAATATGAAAGTTGAAGTAGATACAAATGTAACAGAAACTGTTGGGGGAAATACAACTAAAACTGTTGCTGGAACTTTAACAGATACCATAACTGGTAAAGGAGTTATCAATATGTCTAATGCTGAAAGTGAAGTAACAGCTAAGTCTATTACACTTACAGGTCATACGCACACAGATCCAGCTGGAGTAGCTGGTGCACAAACATCAACACCTAATTAGAGATTATTATGGCATTACAATGTGGTAAAAATTTAGATCAAGAATCTGTAAAAGCTTCTCAAAAAGATATGAAAAGTTTTATGAAAAAAGGTAGAGGTATGTTATCTAACCTTAAAAAAAGTAATGCTTTTAAACAATTAGATATTAAAAAATTAGAAAAAATACCTAAGAAATTAAACGAAGTTATTATTACTGGTTATTCCAACAAAGTTACAGTTCCTGATAATACATTTCTTATAGGAGCTGTATATGGTAAAAAAGCAGGCTCTGGAATGAAATTTTTAATACTTGATTACGCTTATGACAAAGAAACAAATATAGTTTCAACTACTGAAGATGTTAATGAATTTATTGTTACTGCTCTTGTACCTGATGGAACAGAAGAAGTTAATCTTAAAAAAGAAGTTGAAAAACTTCAAGGAACTGGAAATGTAAATGATTTTATAGCAAAAGCTCAAGAACTACAATTGAAATTTGGATCTGCAACTCCTGCTCCTTCTATAGCTGATGTTGAAGAAGTTGCTGAGAATACTTCTACAATAAATTTAAGCGATAAGCCAATTAAGATATTAAAAGTTTTAATAATGACTGGTGATAATAATTTTTTTGGTGGAACAAGAAATTTTAAATTAGAAGATACTGTTGTTACTTTAACTGTTCCTGGTGAACCAAAGAAATTAAGAATAGTAAAAAAAGTTAAAGTAAAATATTCAATACCTGGTACAAGTTCAGTAGCAATGGGATCTAAAGGAAATTTTGACATTAATCAAATACTTGCAAAGGTAACAAAAGATAAAGATTTTACTACTGATGATTTAAAATCAATTGACAATGCTAAAGTTAAAGGTTTAATGGGTTCTTACGAAAAAGATATTGCAAAAGGTTTAAATGATTTAGATACAAGTAAAATGGGTGCACCTGAAAAAGATTTATTAAATCAATTCAAAGGTGGTATAGGATCTGATGGAAAAATTAACATGGATGGATTAAATGTTAATAAAATATTTGGAGCAGCTAAAGATATAGCCGGAAATTCAGCTAAAGGTAAAATAGAAGAAACTGCTGTAAAGAAAATGTTGTCAGGTGATTTGATAGGAGGTTTTAAAGAAGGTCTAAAATTAAATCAAATTGGGGGACCAAAGTTACCAGGAATTCCTACATCATTTGATTTAACTAAAGTTTCGAAAGATCCTACTACAGCTTTGAGTAGTTTATTAAGTTTACAAACAGCTAGACCAAGTGCAACTGAACTTAGAACTGTTGAATACAGTAGTAGCTCATCAGGAGGCAATACAAATAAAACTCTTACGTTAACTAAATCTATTACTCAAATTGTAAATGTAGAAGGAAAAAAAGCAGGTACAGATTTTTTCTCTAAAGTAAATTTTAAAAGAAATGGTAATCTTATTACTACTACTGATTCGTATGAACAAATTAAAGTAACTTACAAAACAAAAGCGCCTGAATTGAAACCAGGAGAAGCTTTCTCTAAAAGAAAATTAGATACATGTAAAGACATTCCAGATATTAAAGTAATTTTACCAGTATTAAGTTTGAAAGAATTACAACAAGGCAAAACGTTATCTGATGTGTCTTCTATTGTTCCTATGAGTAAAGCAAAAAAACCTCCTGTTGAGAAACCTAAAGCATCTTCTGTTGACATAGATGCTTTAAAATTTTCAGCAAACGTATCATTTAAAGAGTATGTTTCCAAAAAAGATTTAGATGTATTTGCTGAATATCTCGATATTCTTCTTGATGATATTAACCAACATTTTTATGTTCAGATAGGTCAAGCTAAAATAGCTAAAGATGATATACAAGCAACAACAGAATTTAAAAAATTAAAAAATATTTTTAAAGCTAATCCAGGAAAAGATCGAAAAGAAATATTTAAACTTGGTTTAATTACACAAGAAGAAAATGATTTTCTAAAAAATAAATTTGGTCCAATATATAAAAGATACAGAGCTCTTTTATTTAATTACAATAGTAAAAATGGTTTAGGAATAAGACAATGTGTCGAAGATTTTATTTCAGTAACTGCTGAAAAAAATGTTTTTGAAGAAGTAATAGAAATAGCTAAAAGAGGTGACGAAGGTTTGCTAGCTGCTTTTAAACAAGGCGAAGTTAATGCTTACGATAGAAGATTGAAAGTATTGAGGAGTGTGACTATTGATTTTGAAAATGAATCTATTATTACACCAGAAGATAAAGAGGAAATACAAAAAGCATTAGATCTAGCTAATTTTAAATTTCCTTCTGAGTTAGATGGTATTAAATATAAAAATGCTTTTATTAGAAGAGTTTTTAGCGATGAAGAAGTAAATCAAGCTGTTGTTTATGATTTACAAAATAATTATAAAGTATTATAGGAGAATAATATGCTTACACTATTATCATCTTTGTTAGGTTTTGGAACAAGTTTTGTTCCTAAAGTTTTAGAATTTTGGCAAGACAAATCTGACAAAGCACAAGAATTAAAAGTAATGGCACTTCAAATTGAAAGAGAAGAAAAGATGCTAGCAGTAAAAGCAGAAATGATGGATTCTGCTAATGATATGCAAAGAGATGTAGCTTTGCTACAACATGATACAGCAACAGCTAAAAAAGCATCTACGTGGGTTCACAATTTGAGATCTTCTGTTAGACCAGTTATCACATATCTTTTTTTTGTATTGTTCTTTTTTGTAGAAGGAGTAGCAGCTTATGTTATATTACGAGATGGTGGTGACATATCTATCATTGCATCAACGTTATGGTCAGAAGAAACGTCCAGTATATTTGCAGCTATTGTTAGTTTTTGGTTTGGTTCTCGTGCTATAAAGAAATGATCATGAATATTAGTAACAATTGTATAATATTAATTAAACATCACGAAGGTGTTAGAAATACTCCATACCAAGATCCAATAGGTTTGTGGACAGTTGGAGTAGGACACTTAATGGGTAATGGTAAAGTAAAACCTAAAGATTGGAATAGAGAAAGATCTGACCAAGAAGTAGATGATCTTTTGAGATATGATATTAGAAGATTTGAAAGAGGTGTTGATTCATTAATCAATGTTGATTTAAATCAAAATCAATTTGATGCTTTAGTATGTTTTGCTTTTAATGTTGGTTTAGGCAATCTTCAAGCTAGTACTTTAAGAAGAAAACTTAATAGAGATGATTATGAAGGAGCTGCTAATGAGTTTCCTAAATGGCGTAGAGCAGGTGGAAGAGTTTTAAAAGGATTAGTTAAAAGACGTAATGACGAAAAGATTCTTTTCTCTTCCTAAGGTCTTGTATAGAAAGAAAATACTACATTACCATTTACATCTTTAATTTGAAAATCATTCATAACTTTTTGAAATAGTGGCTTTAAAATATCTGAATCAGCAGTAGTGTTAATTAAAGAATATTCATTAAACATATTTACAACAGAATCAGAATCTAATTGAAGATCTATTGCTGTAGTATTTGTGTTTGTTTGACTAACTACACTGTTTATCTGTGATGTATGACTACTAACAGTACTGTTAATTGTTGATATATCACCATCGTTACTTGTTATTTGTGTCTGTAGTGATTGTAGTTTATTATCATCAGAATCTAATCTACTTTTAATTGTACTTAAATTTACATTATTACTAGTTATTTGAGTTTGTAAAGACTGAATTTTATGATCGTCAGAATCTAATCTACCTTTAAGAGCAACTACAGTAGGTGAAACTACTAACGTACCTTCGAAAGATGCATTTGTAATTAAAGAATCAGAATCTGTAGCTTGTTCTTTATTAACATTTACTAATATTTTTCTATTAGCTACCCATGCATCTCTTTGACCGTTGTATTGAAATGAAGGAGATGTGCCTCTCTCAAATAAAGCATCGCTGTCTGCAATTGTTATTCCAGCGTTGTTGTATTGATCTGAATCGTAAGCATTTTTAGCAATAACTATATTTTTATCTGTAATAGTTAAAGTTGAAGAATTGACTACCGATTGGGATCCATACACTCTAAGATCACCATTTATTCTTACATTGTCAAATGATACGAATCCATCAGCGTCTGAGTCAGCTAATAAGTTGTTATTATTCTTATCAACTAATCCCGTAACTTGAGATCTTCCTAATTGGTTTGTGATTCTTCTAGTATTTTTGGCCATGATTTATTTATACCTAAATAGAAATAAAAATAAATTAAATTAACTGTTGACTTTAGTTTTGAATGTGCGATAATGTATATAGTTAATAACAAGGAGAAAAGTAATGAACGAATTTTTAGCAGCATTGTTTATATCAAAGGCAATAATATTTTCTACTACACCAATTGAAGTTAAAACAGCTTCACCTGAATTATATTGTCTAGTACAAAATATTTATTTTGAGTCTGGCAATCAGTCGTATGCAGGAAAAGTTGCAGTTGCTGAAGTAACTTTAAATAGAGTAAAAACAAGAAAATATCCATCTACTATTTGTGGTGTAGTCAAACAAGCTAGAATGAGTAAGTGGTGGAAGGAAGAACATGGTAAGGATGTTCCTGTTAGAAATAAATGTCAATTTTCATGGTTCTGTGATGGAAAAAGTGATGAGATAAAATATGCTGGAACTTGGAAGAGTTCAATGATTGCTGCACACGATGCACTTAACTCAGAACGTAAATTCACAGAAGGTGCGCTTTATTATCACGCTAATTACGTAAATCCTAAGTGGAATAAGTCAAAGGAATACATTACTAGTATAGGAGATCATATTTTCTATAGGTAACTGTCATAAATAAAACATGTCTATTTATGATCAAAAATTTATTAGAAAAAACGTATATAAAGATTTAGATTTTAATTTTTCTAGATTAGCACTTTCGAATGACGTAGGTTCCAAATCTGATACTAATGCTATTAAGCAATCAGTTGTGAACCTCGTTATGACTAACTTTGGAGAAAGACCTTTTCATCCTGAAATAGGTAGTAACGTAAATGCATTATTATTTGAACCATCTGGACCAATAACTAATAGTTATATTCAAGATACTATTAAAAGTGCAATAGAAAACTTTGAGCCAAGAATACAAATTACATCAATAAGAGTTGATGACACTCCAAATAACATAGACCAAAACCAAATTTTTATAAGAATTGCTTTTATTTTTCTAGAAAAAAATGAAACTGATTCTTTTGATATAGTACTTGAAAGGTTAAGATAATGGCAACAGTAAACAAGCCAGTGGTAGCTAATTTAGATTTTGATGATATTAAAAAAGATATTATTGATCATTTTAAAGATGACAATGATTTCAAAGATTATAATTTTAAAGGTTCAGCCTTAAATTCACTAATTGATATTTTAGCTTATAATACACATTTAAATGCTCTTACAGCAAATTTTTCTATTAACGAAATGTTTATCAACACAGCTCAAAAAAGAGAAAATATAATTTCAATTGCTAAAGGAATGAATTATATTCCTACATCTGCAACATGTTCGAAGGTAGAAATTACAATAAGTGTTCCTAGACTTGGATCAGAAAGATCATTTACAATTCCAGTTGGTTCAACATTAAGTGCTGTTAGTGGTAATACTTCATATACTTTTAATCTTACACAAGATTATATAGTTCAATTTTTATCAGGAGAAACTTCAAAGAATCTAAAAATGATTTTTTATGAAGGTAAAAGTTTAACTGAAAGATTTGTACAAGACAATACAAATGTCAATTTCCCAACATACGAACTATTAAATGATAATATAGATACACAGACTATTTCATTAAGAGTTAATAATATAAAACATACATTACTGAATCCTGAGAATGAAAGTATAAGTAATATTAATAATTCTTCAACAATATTTTTTGTAGAAGAAACAACTAATAAAAAATACAAACTTAAATTAGGTAATGGGGTAATTGGAAAAAAAGTTAATGTTGGTGATGAAATAATTGTAAGTTATTTAACATGCGCTGGTGAAGCTTCTAATGGTATCTCATCATTCTCTCTTTCTGTTAAAGGAAGATCAGATATTTCAATTGCTTCAAGTGGTATGTCATATGGAGGTAGTTTAATTGAGACAGAAAGATCAATTAAAGACAATGCTCCACATTGGTTTCAGTCACAATATAGAGCTGTTACTGCTAATGATTATGAAACAATTGTCAAGAAAAACTTTCCAGATATTCAAGCTATTAATGCTTATGGAGGAGAAGAAGTAGGAAAGCCAGGTAAAGTCTTTCTTACAATAAAACCAAAAGTTGGTGATAAATTATCTCAAGCAGCAAAGCTACATATAAAAAATAACATTATAAAAAAATTTAATATTGTTAATATTAAACCTGAGATATTAGATCCTGCTTATATAGAATTATTGTTAAACAGTACTGTAATTTATGACAATAGTAGATTGACTAGTAATGAGTCAACATTAAAATCAAAAATATTTTCATTATTTACTTCTTTTAATAATAATAGATTAAGTGATTTCAAAAAAAGTTTCTTTGAACAAAATTTAGCTGAAGAAATAAAGTTATTAGACAGATCAATTGTTTCAATTAATACAAGAACTTCTTTAAGATTTGATTCAACTGTAACAAACAACAAACTAAACAAATATCAAATTAGATTTAATAACCCATTATACCATCCACTATTAGGATTTAATTCAGATAGAGGTGGTATATTATCAACTAATAATTTTACAAGAATCGGTAAAAGTTTTACATCTGGTTTTGATGATGATGGTAAAGGTAATATAAGATTGTTTGATAATTTAGATGGTGTCAAGGTTTATGCAAATAATAAAGCGGGGACGATAGATTATGGTTCAGGTATTTTAGATATAAAAGACTTTGATCCTATAGATGGAAATATAAATTTTACAGTTGTACCAGATAGTTTTGATGTTCTTTCTCTTAACGAATACATTCTAAGAATAAGTTTAGATTCTTCAATAATAAACATTGTTGAAAAAGATAATATTGAATTAATTAACTTACTTAACAAATCAAGAAGTGTATAATGTCTAAAAGAATATATCCTCATATAAGTGAACAAATACCAGATTTTATTCGTAGTAACTATGAGTTGTTTGAGAAATTTCTTAAAGTGTATTTTGAATATATGGAGAAACAAAATGATTCTGATTCATCAACAGATTCAACTTTATATAAAAAATTAACTAATCCTAATGATTTGATACAAGGTCAACAGGAATATAGAGATCCAGATAAAACATTAGAACCTTTTTTAGAATATTTTAAAAGAGATATTTTACCAATATCTGTAACACCTCAAGGTGCTGATGATAGATTTATAATTAATAAAATAAGAGATTTGTATCTTTCTAAAGGTACACCAGATTCTTTTAAATCTTTTTTTAGACTTTTATATGGAAAAGAAATAGAAATTTTACAGCCAAGTGAGCAAATTTTAGATGCATCTGAAGGAACATACGTATCTAATGATGTGTTAACATTTATATCTAATGATTCAGATGGTGTACTTAATACTGTTGACTTTAATAATTCTTTTATTGAACAAGACGATAGTGAAATAGCTAATGTTGTTTTTGGATCAAAGATTAATAAAATTGGTTTAAATTCAGTAGTTACTATTACTACATCAGCTCCTTTCAATAAACAACCTGATTCAGAAATTATAATTATTAATAGAAATGATAGAAACAAATATGTCACAGGAAGAGTTTTAAGACAAATAAAAAATTTAACTATTGAAGATTCAGAAATAGGTTTATATAATGTCGGAGATGAGATTACAGTTAAACAAAATAATAATAAATTTGTAGTTCCAGTTAGGACTACAACTTCCGGTCCTGTAACATCTGTAATTATAAAAAATAGAGGAATTGATTACAGTGTAAATGATACTATAATTTTTACTTCAAAAGGTTATGGAACAGGTGGTTCAGCTACTATAACAGAAGTAGATTCAGCAGGTAGAATTTTAAGTATTGATAATAATAATGTTAGAACAGGTATACTAAGAAATGGATATTTGTCAAACGATTTTCAAAATGTTAATGTACCAATTTTACAAGGAGGTAGTTACAGTCAACTACCACAAGTTAAAATAATATCAGGAGCTGGTCATGGAGCCGAGATAGTACCTTTTTCAAATAGTATAGGAAGAATTAATGACTTTAATTTTTTCAATAAAGGTTTTTTTGATTCTGAAGGTCACGTGATTGTTACAATGCCAATGAACTTTAACATTCATGGCGAAACAGATCTCAACGAAGGACAAACTGTTAGAATACAAAAATTCGAAGCTGATTCAGATGGATTTCTATTTGATAGTGATACATTTAGATTTAGTATTAAATTTAGTAATAGAAATTTTGATGTAACAGATAGTGAATTAGTTAAAGTAAGAATACCTTACTCCTTTGATTTTAATACATTTCAATGGATTGATAGTGAGTTTACATTTAGACATACAGATTCAGATTCGCTAGCCCATACATTAAAAGATATTTTAGACAGAGAGATAAAACAAAATTCTACATATAAGTTTAAAGTAATTGATAGTGATGAAAAGGGAAATCCTGATTCTGAAACATTGAGAATATTTCTTCAAGACCCTAATTTAAAAGGTTTAGATAATTTTCACTTTGATATATTATCTAGATACGAAGATAGTGACAAATATAGATCAATAGCTTTTAAGAAAATTAAACAAACACCTTTTCTTGGTCTTAATGAAAATGTAGGTAGATTTAAAAATACAAAATTCTTAGGTAAAGTTGCATCTATAAGTAAAGATAAAAATATTGTAAAAATAAAAGAAACAAATATTATTAATTCAGATGATATTTTTCCCTTTGATTCTGATCTTAATAATATTGAAAAAGATAGGTATAAAATTTTAAGATTAGTCCCTGTCGATAAAGAGACCAATAACGTTACAATTGATGAGCAATTTAAATTTAAAAATGTTATTGCAAATCATCAAAGAGGTAAAGCTAGTGTAGTTTTTGAAGGTTCTGGTCAAACTTCAAAACAATTTTTAGATGAAAAAGGATTTTTAAATTCTTTAAGTGGTGGTGTTTTAAGAGATAACTTTTTCTTTGATGTATACAGTTATGTTATCAAATCTAATTTGTCTATAAGTGATTGGAGAGAATATGTAAAAAATACTCTACATCCTGCTGGTATGAATATGTTAAGTGCACTTAATGTTAATTCAGATGTTAACAGTGTAACAAAAAAATCTGCTAAAGTAGAAAATATAAGTGAATCATTTAAAATTACTTTTGATAGATCTCTTGATCATTCATTAAATGCAGCAGAAAATGTAGGAGCTATAAACGCAGCTACATCAATATATTCTACTAATGCTTTTAATTATTATAATGCTACGTTTGAAAATGGAACAAGCATTACAGCAGATAACACTAGTTTAAATTTAGAAGAAGGCGAAGAAGCTGAATTTGGTAATTCTTTTTGGGATTATGAACCTATAGGTTTTATTGATCCTAAATCAACACAAGTTTTAGATAGTGATAATTCAGAATTTATTTCTGAGAGAAATTACATTCATTCAACATATGATATCAAATCTAAAGATTCAGATTATTCAAATGAATTTTACAAATATAAAAATTTAAATAGATATCCAGATCAATATAACATTGTGATAGGTAAAACACAATTTAAGGCTGGAACAAATATCTTCATGACTTTTAATTCAGAAAAACAAAATACAATTAATTTTATTAGATTTGATTATACAAAAGATAGTGATAATAGTTATGTAAATGATAGTGAAGAATCAAGTATTTTTAAAGGTATAGTTTATAAAAAATTAAAAGATACAGATTCAGATTTTGTTAAACAACAATTGACTAAAAGAAATTATGAATATTTAATTGAACATCAAAATGATCTTAACAATGCATCTAAAATGGACGATTCATTTTCATATGCAGTAAATGGAACTACGTTTTTTAATTTAGAAGCTTTTGAACAAAAGTGGAATACTATTCATAGAAAAAGAAAAAATAATCAAGGTTGGGAAATACAAGGCTTCAGTTCTGCGTATGTTAATGCAACAGGTGTAGATTACAGATACATTAACAACCATTATAATTTAGAACCTATATATTCAAAAATTAAATCATCTGTAAATAAAGAATTTTGGAATACAACTGATACAATTGTTTGGAAAAATGCTTACATTAGTCCAATAAATAACTATGATACACTAACTAATTTAAGTTATATTGATTCAGACAGTAGGAATCCTAATTTGTATAATAACTTGAGAAGAGATTAATGACAGCTAAAATAACAAATAATTTCAATGCTTTTGTAGCTAAAGCTGTGAGAGATAATTTAAAAGATATAAACAACCTAGATGCTTATTATGCATTTGTTAGTTTTAATAATGATTCTGATCTTCAAAGATATACAGATTCTGATGGAATAGATGGTGATGCTGAATTTACTGGTGGAATAAATCCAACATTTAATTCAGATGATAAAAGTTATTACATGCAACATGCTATATCAGCTCACAAGCTTCAAAAAGGTAATATAACAAGAGTTGTTCCTAGAGTTAATTGGATTACAGGAACAAACTATTTAGTTAACAATTATGTAATGGTTACATCTGTTATTAGAGGTATTACTAATCTTAATGTTTATAAAGTATTACATGCTCCTAAGTCTCCAAGTTTAACATCGCCTTCAGGCGATCAATCAACGCCTATAACTACATCAGACAAATACGTCTGGCAATATATGTATACAATTAATTCTTCAGATAGTTTGAGATTTATAACAGAATCATTTATTCCTATACCAGAAAGAATTGAAGATAACGAGATAGAAAATTTAAATGTAGGTACGTCTAAATATAAACAATTCCAAGTACAAAGAGATTCATCTGTTGGATCAATTTACAATGTATCAATTAACGACAGTGACTGGGAAGTATGGGCTAGAAATAGTTACGGTTCATTTTCACTTATTCCTACTAGTATCAGTTTAACAGCTCAAAATTCTACATCTAATATTCCCTCAAAAATATTTTCAGGTTCAATAGAAAAACATGATAGTGAATTTTCATTTAGTTTAATTAATTATGGAGAAGGTTACAGCGAAGGTACTATTGTTAAGATTGGTTCAAATACACCAGCTGGATTATCTACAGATGTTTCCCCTGGCTTAGGTCATGGAACTAATGCACCATTAGAATTAAATTCAAATTCTGTAATGATTAATATAAGAAATGTTCCAGATGAAGACGTTGTTAAATTTTCAAGAAACGATTTTAGAATGGTTTCGTTGTTAAGAAATCCAATTGACAATTCAACAAATAAAATTGCTAAGAATGATTTTTATGTAGCTTGTAAATCATTTATTGGAAGTGATTCAGATGGAGGCAATACAACATTTAATATAGGAGATATTGTTTCAACAGCAGACATTGTTGGAAATAATTACGATAGTACTACAGCAAAAGTTGGTAGAATTGTAGCTGTAGATGTATCTAAAAAAGAATACTTCTATGTAAATTTAGGTAAAGTAAAAGATAAAGATACATTTGTAGTAGATGATAATGTAAAAATTGTTACTACTTCCGGAACAGTTTCTGGTAATCCTTTGACTATATCTAAAATTAATAACAGACAAATTTTATACAATTCAGGTGATATTTTGCTTACGGACATTAAAAGTTCAAAAATAAGAAGAGCAAAAGATCAGATTGAATCGTTTAATTTTATCTTAACTTTGTGATATAAATAGAACATGGCAAATATTGATTTAAACATTTCACCTTACTTTGATGACTTTGATGAAAATAAAGATTTTTTAAGAGTATTATTTAGACCTGGCTTTCCAGTACAAGCTAGAGAATTAACTACAGCATCATCTATTTTACAAGAACAAATAAAAAGAACTGGGGACTTCTTGTTAAAAGATGGTTCAAGAGTTACTGGAGCTAAAATACAATTTGATAAAAAAGCTAAAAGAATTGATTTAACAGGTTCTGCGAATACTTCTTTTCCAGCTTCTACAGCTAGAGCTAGTTCTATTTTATCAAATATACAAGATTTAGAAAATTTAGTTATTTCTAATACTGAAGGAACAGTTAAAGCTGTTGTTATGTCTAGTCCAACTGGAACTAATAAAATAACTTCTGTAGGTAATTTGTATGTAAAATATATTACATCAACAGAGTTTGATTTGTCAGGTGGATACATTTATGCTACATTAGCAGATAATCCACAATTAACAGCAGAGTTATATAATACCTTTTCAACTACTAGTGTTTGTTCACTTGCACATATAGAAGAAGGTGTGTATTATGTTCAAGGTTTTTTTACTAGAGTAAAACAACAAACAGTTGTAGTTGATAATAATTCAAAAAATCCAAATGTAAAATTAGGTTTTACAGTTTCAGAGACATTAGTAACACCAAATACAGATACAAGTTTATTTGATAACGCAAGAGGTTCTTCAAATGAAGGAGCTCCTGGTGCTCATAGATTACAACAAACATTAGCTTTTGGTATAAGATCTTTATCAGCAGACACTGATCCTAACTTCTTTGAAGTAATGAATATACAAGATGGTATTTCAATTCAACAAACATCTACAACAGATAATATAGGCGGAGGTATTTCTAAAGCTTTCAGTGATAGAATATACGAGACTTTAGGAAGCTATCAAATTTCACCTACAAATTTAACTTACAATTATACAGACAGTGACTCAACTTTTGCATACACCTTTGATAGAATTAAAGCATATGTGAACGGTGATAGATTTCAAAGTAAAGGTAAAACATCTATAGTTGCACCTAAGCCCGAGTCTACTCTTAGAGTTAATAGCGAAACTGTTGACATAACAGGTGTACCATTTATAAACATTAATATAGAAACAAATAGTGCACTTCCAGGTTTTGTATCTGCTACATCAAACAATCCACATTTACATACTAACAGATTATTACTTCAAGATTCAGATAATAAAACATATGGTTATGCTCGAGCTTACAGTTTAGTAAACGTATCAACTAACGATATAAGACTTTACTTATACGACGTTAAGTTCTTTCAGAAACTTAGATTGCAAGGTACCCCTCACGTTTTAGGTATTGGATATGATATTAAAACTATTAACGACACTTCTGCATATTACACAGAGTTAGAAAATACTGGATCTGCAGATACTAATTGGGTAGGTGATTCAGATATTTTATTAATAGATCATAATAAAAATTTTAGAGTTGGTCAAACTATATCTTCATCTGTAGATAAAAGTTTAAAGAAAGTAATTGATTCTGTAGAAAGTTATAGTTGGAACAACATTACTAATATAGCAGGTAAGGCTGGAACTTTTTATGCTAAGATAAAAAGCAATTCTAAAATACAAAATAATAAAAGTCAACTTTTAGGTATAGTACCTGGGATTGTTAGAACAGCTAGAGATGATTCTAAAGTCTTTGATAATGACTTTGAAGTACTAATTCCTAATCCTCCTGTAATAGCTGGAACAGGTGGAAATATTTCTATAACTCCAAAAACTACTGATAGTTTTTTATCTACAGCTACAGCAAATGGTGATTATGTTAGAACAAGAATTGACGATGGAAATGAAATAACAAAAAAATTAAAATATGCTTATGTCAAGATAAGAAACGGTACAAGTAGATCTACCTCTATAAATTATGGATGGACTACCAACGACAGAGAAATGACTTTAATATATTCTGATATACATAAAGTTCAAGGTTTATCACAGGGAACAGTTGATAATCAATTTTCACATTTTGATCAAATTAATATTAACATAGCAGGTGGAGGAATTATTCCTCAAGGATCATTAATCATTGGAGCTGTTTCTAGAACTTATGCTCTAGTTGCATTGTCTAATACTTCTTTAAATGAAACTGAGCTAACTAATTCAAATGGTTATCATACTACAAGAACAGGAACTGGTTCAACTACTGTAATAGAAATAATAAAAAGAGATAACAATAAATCTTTTATTAATAACGAAAAAATATTAATAGTAGTCCCTAACGACAAAGATACATTTACTAATACTGTAACATTTGAGTCTAATAGAGCAAAGGTTGCAACTAATATAACTGAAACATTTGGAAATAGAGTTGAACAGAATTATTTTGTAGACGATGGACAAAAAAATCACATATATGAAACAGGTAAATTAATAAGGAAAAAGTTAATTCAAGCACCATCTAAAGGGGACTTAACTATATTCTTTTCTTATTACGAAGATCAAGATGCAACAAATAAATTTTATTACAACGCAGACACTTATTTGAATAGTGGTTTTGGTAAATCTAACCCAGTTTTTAATAACAGAATAATTAAAATAAAAGGTAATGAAGTTATTAATGGAATTAGTAGAAAAAATTTAGTTGATTTTAGAAAAAAACTTCAGTCAAATACTAACACTGGTCTTAATTCTTTTCACTTTAATCATAAAGTTTTCGAAAATAGACCTAGTATTATTCCAGGCGTGGGTAATAGTTTTGATAGTAAATCTAAATTTACATTTACATTTGAAGAATATCTAAGTAGATATGATGTATTATATATCAATTCAGGTGCTAATAAACAAATTTCAAGATTAGCAGGTTTACCTGCTAGAGATCCACAAGTTCCTAAATTTACTAATTCGATGGGAATGAAATTAGCAACTGTAAAAGTTCCTGGAGCATTTAAAGTTTTTAGTGAATTGAGTAAAGTTATAGAAAATAATAGAAACTTTACAATGAAAGATATACAAGGTATTGAAAATAGATTAAAAAATCTAGAAAATATAGTTTCATTATCAATTTTAGAAACACAAGCGCTAGCTGAAGATGTAAGCGATAGAACTAAATTAGGATTTATTGTTGATGATTTTTCTGTATCAACTGATAATGTTATACAAGATTATAAATTATCAACTGCTACTGCTTCGTTAAAAGATAAAACATTGAGACCAGTTTCAGTATCAACTACCGTTGATATGGAACTTTTAGATAGTACTGATTTAGGATTAAAAAGAAGTGGTATAGATCCTTTTTATTTTAAACAAGGTTTTATAACTAAATCGTATACACAATTTCCTAATGTAGATAATAAAGACAACGAATATGTTTCACAGTTACAAGCTTCTTCATCAATAAAAGTAAATCCATACTCAACTAGTACTTATACAGGATATATAACTTTAGATCCTCCAAGAGATACAGTAAAAATAAAAGCTAGTAGACAGATTAAAAAGTATACTATTGACAGAGAAGGTCTTATTAATGATTCCGATGTTACCTTACAAGAATTTGAAAAACACGTTAAAGCTATTCCAATGTCTGATAGATGGGCAGGAGATTGGGAAGACTTAGGAGCTGTATCAACTATATCTTCTGTAAAAGGTAATTTTTCAGTATCGATGGACACACAGCCACAAATAAAAAATACTTTTCAGAAACAATTAGTAACAAGAGATAAAGCTAACCAATTTGATAGAGAAGATACATTTATTGATATAAATGCATTTATACCATCAAGAGAAATTATTTTTAATGCTGAAGGTTTAAAACCTAATACTGTTATGACTGCAATGTTTGATCATAGAGATGTAACTAATAATTGTATACAAGCAGATGATACGTCTGGTGCTTTAACATTTAGTAGTAGTACTAATGGTGTTCTTAAAACTGATGGGTTTGGTCTATTAAGAGGTAAATTTACAATACCTGCAAATATTTATAAGACAGGAAATCATATATTCACTCTCAAAGATGTTACAGCTCTTTCGACAGCTCAAGCAAAATACACTGCTGGTTCTTCTTACGATATAGGCAATTTGTCTAAATTTAGAACAGATGGTATAGAAGATGTTTTAGTTACTACAGAAACAAGATTGAAAACTTTTAATAAAGTGTCTAAGTATTTAGGAAGAGTTATTGCTACTGATACAAGTGAAAATACTTACGAAGGTGATACAACAAACAGAGGTGTAACTCAGACTTCAAATATTATGGATGATATTCACGCAGCTAATAATATAGCAGATCCTTTCGAGCCTGCTTCTAATGGAACATTAGATTATTCAGATTTTTCTTCATTTGGAGATCCTACAGCTGGTATTGATGGACACGTACAAGATCTTCATACAGCACATGTTAATAGTATGTATTCTAATGATGGTGATAATTCTAATCATGGTCCTACTAGCAATCCTAGTAGTACTGATATGAGTTACAGTGATTTTGGTGATGGAGGTCATGGAGGAAACAATAGTTCAGATGATAATGGTATGGGAGGAGAGGACGTATGATAGGTAGTATAGCGCAAACTTTTACTTTACCAGGTGTATTTGCACAATCGTTAGGTTACGACGCTGATGGTATTCCTTTTAATAAAACAACTTCTAATGATGATAATTCTCTAGCAGTTAGAGATGCATGTTTTGTAACATCTGTAGATATATTTTTTGACTATGTAGATTTAAATAGCAATCAAAATTATGTTAGAGTAGAATTAAGAGACACGAGACCTGATGGAACACCTGGAAGTGTAGTGGTAGGTTATGCTTCTAAATTTTTAACAGACAGTGATGGTTCAGCTATTGGAAGAGCAACTGCAACTACAGTATCAAATTTTAGATTCAATTCACCAGTTTACTTATCAGCTAGTAAAATTTATTCTTTAGTAGTTAAAACTAGATCACCTCTCACAAGTATATATGTATCTGAATTAGGTAAAACTGATATTACATCAGGTAAAGGTGGTTTAATAAACAGACCTCCAGTTATAGGACAAGCAGGGGGAACACTTTATACATCTGATAATGGTTTTACTTATATACCTATTCCAACTAAAGATATGAAATTTAGATTGTACAAAGCTAAGTTCGATACAACAACTAATGAAATAAATCTAAGATCTAAACTTTCAAAATTAGCAGTTAATATAGGCAAGCTAAACGATGGTATTCCTTTGAGAACTTTCAATCATTCACCATACGTTTTAGTGAAACACATGAATCATGGAATGTATGGAGCAAATCAAAAAGTTGTAATATCAGGTGTAGTTGGATCTAATGGTACAAGTTTGTTAGGAGGTATTCCTATCGATCAACTTAATACTCAAAAAGATGCAGCAGCTGAAGGTTTTGTAAAATCACACGATGTACTTTATCCTTTTCAAAATGGATATTTTATAAAAGTTACACAAAACGCATCTTCAAATGAAGATGGAGGTGGCTTAAATGTACTTGCAACTTCTAATTTACAATACAGTAATTTATACTCAAATCTTAATGCAGTCAATAATGAATTTACAAGAATTGATACTAAAATAAAAACTACTTCAGGTACTACATTAGATAATAATATTATTAATAAATTAAAAGTTTTAGATACTACACACATAGATTATAGAAATACTGGTACTAAAGATGATAATTTTAATCATATTGAACCAGATAAAAATATTTATTTTAATAAACCAAAATCTATTTTATCATCTGTTAATTCTACATCAAGTACATTAGATATGAATATTATTATGAATACTGCTAATGAAAATTTTTCTCCTGTTATACCTATTGAATCAAATGAGTTCAATATAATAAACAGAGTTAAATTGTTAAGAAATAAAGTAGGTCAAAGTCCTGATGATTCTGATTTAGATAATAACTACTTAACTTTTCAAAATTCAAGAGCCAACGATAGCGATTTATTAGGCGAAGGTGACTCAGACGATGTTAACAAACAAGAAAAAGTTGCCTCTTATTATTCTTCATTGTATGCTAGCAAAGTAGATCATTCAGACTATGTAACTAAATTGGTTAGTTTAGAGACACCAGCAGATACTATTATCATAAAATTTTCAGCTGATATGAATCCTTCTAATGAAATTGATATATCTTTTAAAGTTATGAGGTTAGGAGACACAAAAAATATTAATGATCAGGATTTCGAAAATTTTAAGCTTAATCAATTTATTAATGAAACAAATTTTGGACAATTTAATTCATCTGAAGACTTTAAAGAATATACTGCTGAACATAAAGTAGGTGAAGATTTTACAGATTTCATTATAAGAATAAGAATGAAAACAAAAAATGAATCTTATGTTCCTAGAATAAAAAATTTGAGGATTATAGCTGTTGCATAAAAGTCTTAAACGTGTAAACGGAGCTATAATTAACACTGATCCTTCTCTTAGAAATAAAATACAAACGAGAAAACAAAAAGAAAAAAGATTAGATATCATGGAAGATAAGTTAAATAAAATAGAAACATTATTAACAAGATTGTTGGAAAAAAATGGCTAATACCTTACTATCAGATTATTTAACTAAAACAGGTGCAATTAATAGACCTTCTATAATAGATCCTGCAAATAGCAATGCTGTAGTTTCTGAAAATGACTATACAGTTAATAATAACACAAGAGTTAATATAGGATCTTCACCAAACGCTAACGATGGGGATCCATTAAGAACTGCTTTTCAAAAATTAAACAATTTTATTGAAGCTGTATATAGAGTAAACGCAAATGTAAACACTGATATATCAACTTTGAGTTCAGCTGGAACGTTTTTAGGAGCTAAAAATTATATAGAAATTACAGGTTTGTCACCTAATAATAACGATACAATTGTTCTTGATGAACCTATTACAACAACAAACCCTGACTTGACACCAGTCTATACAACATTTATAACTATTGAAAGTTTTACTTTAGCTAATGGTCTTTATACTATAGCAGGTGGATCATTTTTAAAATACAATAGTACTAAATCTAAATTTGAATTAGATCACAACAATGGTGGAAACAATGTTACTTTTGACTTTGATGGTGCAGTTGCAAGACTAGCACAAGGATTAGCTAGTAGTACTTTAACTAGTTTAGAGCAGCAACAATTGTATGCTGAATATCAAAAATTAAATCAAGGTGCTGCTAACAGTAAAAGAATTCAAGCAACTACAGTAGAAGATGCAATTACTGAGTTGACTGTAAAATCAAGTACATCGGGAAGAGATGCAGGATACTATGCATAATGGCTATTATAAACAAATTCATTGGATTCAGTGTAGCTACAGAAGCCGAATTAAATAATGCTGATAATGATTCTGATTTTGGAATAAATCAAAATAGAAGCATTAAAAAAATTAATAGCAATTATGATCTTCAAGCTGGTATAACAAACACATACATTAATGGTTACATTAACCAATATGGATCATCTGCAAACTTTTCAACTAATGAACAAAGATTAGTTCAAAATTTAATAAGAGAATCAATCAATACAAATGGTATAACAATTCGTTACATGCCAAGACACTCTGCTTATACAGACTCAGTGTTTAATGAAAGACCTGAATCAAGCTTTCATAAAGGTTTGAATATGGATATGATGTTAGTTGCTGCAGCTGGTTTTGAAGGTGAAGGCGATGTTATGACTAACTATGGTATTGAATTTAGAGAAGAAGTTATTCTAGCTGTAGCTATAAACAATTTTGAGAATAAATATAAAGATTATGACAGTGATTTATCAGATAGTGATTCATCACTTTACAACAGAACAAGACCATTAGAAGGAGATGTTATTGTTGTACCATTTGGAAGATCAGCACAAAACAAAAAAAATTATGTTCCAAAAATGTTTGAGATTACAAGAGTAACAACTTTTCACGATGGAGCATTTTTTCAAGTAGGTGACAACTATCAATATAAACTTAGGTGTAAATTATTCGAATTATCTGGAGAGGATATTGGATTTTCACCAACTGCTATTACATATAATACAACTACCGGTAAGGAAGAAACAACAACTAATGAAGTGGTTGCAAGAGCTAAAGCTGGTTATAATTTTGAGGACAGTGATACGAAAGCTATTAATATTGTAAGAGACTCAGATTCAATAACAGATTCTTATGCTAATAACAGAGCAATAGAACAACGAGCGCAAGAAAAAATTGTTTACAATGATGAGGGTGAAGTATTTGAGAAAAATAGTGTAGTCGTAGAAGACTATGGAAAATCAGCTCATGTACAACCTGGAATTATTAACCCATTGGATAAAAATTAATGTTAGGTACACATTTTTACAACGAGTCTATAAAAACATCCGTTGCTGTCTTTGGAAGTCTTTTTAATAACATAGTTATAAAAAGAAGAGATGGTAAAATGTTACCTGTGCCTATCTCATATGGTCCTAGGCAAAAATGGTTAGATGCACAGAAACAATTTCAACCTACAGAAGAAATGTTTGAAAAATTACTTCCTAGAATGTCATATGAAATTGTAGCTATGAATTATGATAGTAGTAGAAAATTAACAAATAAACAATCAATGTTAAGAACACCAGATGGTTTAAATGATCCTAGACAAAGAATTAATGTTCCTGTACCATACAATTTAGATTTTACAATGAATGTTACAGCTAAAACATTAAACGATGGTTGGCAAATACTTGAACAAATTCTACCTTTTTTTACTCCTGCTTATACAGTTAAAGTAAGACATTTTCCAGAAGATCAAAGTCCTCTTACACCAACTCCAACAAACGCATTTGATCAAACATTTGTATTGTTAGCAGTTATGTGGGCAGATGATTATACTGGAGATTTAGGAGATAGAAGATTTGTTGAATGGACTTTAGAATTTCAAACAAAAATATGGATGCATGGTCCTGTAGCTTCAACTACTGTAATATATGATTCAAGAGCTATTGTAAGTGTACCTCCATCTGGTGTTCCAATAAGTAAAATGAATAGAGCATCTAGCCAAGATGGTATCGAAACTGGTTATGCTCAACAAATAGATTCTGAAACAATATTTAACAATGATTCAGATAGAAGCCCTACTATTCTCAATTTGAGTGATAGTGATGGTAATATAATAAAAATAGTAAGAGATTTACCGAATAAATAAAACATGGCTAATAAAGATTTAATTAATATAGGAAGTGCTCCTGACTCCGGAACCGGAGATACAATACGTAAAGGTGGTCTAAAGATCAATAACCTTTTTGCAGACATTTATCAAAATTTTGGAGACAATCCAATTGGTAATGATCCCGAAGGAAAAAACTATGGATATAGAAAAATATATTCCGAGGGGGAATATAAAGTAGGTGAACTTTTTGGTGCTGGAAAATTTAGAAGAGTAGTATTTCAATCTGACTCTGACAATGCTACTAAGAGATCTGATGGTTCTTTCAAATTTCATCACAACAACGAAGGATATTTTATTAAAGATTCTGATGGTATAATATACTCAGATAATAATACAACTGTACCAGCTGCATATGATAGTAAAGAATGGTATTTTTTATCAAGAGGTGAACAAATAGTTCCAGATCTTAGTAAAATGGATTCAGATTATTTTCATTGTGTGTTGCCTTTAGCAAAAGCAGGTGATAGAATAATAATAAGAGATAGTTTAGGACATATAAATCAAGATAAACCTTTATCTTTATGGACTACACCATATGAATGGCAATCAGTATCTCAGATTAACGAATGGATTACTAATACACCTGAAGCAAATATGTCTCCTGATTCAGATAGTTTCCCTTCAATCAACCATGCTAAAATTTTAAATCCAGGAGCATCAGTTGCAACCAATGCTTCTCTTAGAACAGCTCAGATTACAAATTCAGATATTGTTGCTATGAGTACATTTGGAAAAGTACCTTTCGCAGGTTCTAATGGAGCTAGTTTAACACCTAATGTTCCAGTATCTCAAATAACTTTTGATGAACAATTTACTCAAGTTGAATGTAATTATTTAGGAATTGATAAAGGATGGACATACACAAAAACAATTATAAGTAATGCTGGCGATACAAGTTTAAGACACACCTTTGATGATTTTATAAAAAGAGATTGGTTCAAATGGACACAACCTGACTTGTTAGATTCTGATTCTATAATATTACAAAATCAATACTTGTTACCTGTTATGAGTTCAAAAGGACAAAGAATTTTTGGTACTAATGGTAAAACAATGCCTGTGTTTAAAGTTTATCAAGATATAGGATACGACTCTGATGAATTTGGAATAAAATTACAAAACTTTTTTAGTTCTTATGAAACAGCCAATAGTGAAAATGTTATAGGTGATGGAAATGATAATTTATTGATTACAGATAAGTTTGATTCAGATAGTTCTATGCAACGAAAATATAGAAGATCTCAAATAGCTTCAGGCAATGGTACATACAGAGCAGGTGTGAATCAATCTATAGACAAATGGTTCAATGAAGTAACTTTACCTTCAGTTTGTACAAAAGATGGTATGTTAATTTTAATTTCTAATTATCCTTTTGATGGTAGAGTAGAAATATTTGTTAAAGGAAATATTGACTAATGGCTAATCCAAATATAGATTCAGATTTTAGCAGAGGTTTTTATCAACACAGAAGAACGTATAGTTCAAATGTTAATGGTGATGGAAGACCTTTGGCTTCTGATATTTTGGAAGGTGAAATAGCATTAAATTTAAGTACACAGAAAATGTATACTAAAAAGAATGCATATACAACTGTAGATTACACTGCTAAATTATCTCAATTAGTTACAAATGCAGGAATTTTATTAACAATAACACCTATTCCATTATCTTATATTGGTCAAAAAATTGGAATAAATTTTAACAATGGAACGAAGAGTTTCTATACAATAGATTCAGATGATTCGTCTGCTGTTACAAATTTTATTACAGGAATAGCCTCACACATAAGTACAAATCATCCAACCGTATCTGCTGTTAATGGTGCAGCATTAGGTATTTTTGGTAAAGATACACAAGTGTTTCTCTATAACAACGATTCAGATAATTCTATGTCATATGATTTAGATTCAGATTTTATCAAATATGTCGATCACAATCTAACTAATGTTTCAAGATATATACAAGACTCAGCTGATGATACAGATATATTTACAAGTGGAGGAACAGTTACTCCTGATTCATTTATACAAACATATAAAACTGTTGGTTCTGTGAAATCAGTTACAACAGCAGGTAGACCAGTTTACAAAGATGTTGCAACATCAAATAATAGTTATTACATTACAAACTTAATAATAACATCAGGGGGATTCACACAGGGGTCAGATCAATTTAGAGCTTTTATAGATACAGCAACACCTACAATATTAGATCTTTCTCAATCAGTACCTTCTGTTTCGAATACGCCTCCTATTGTCAGTACAGAATCAGGTAGTAGTGGTAACAGTGGGGATTTGTGGATACAACCTCCTGGTATTCAAAACGACAGTGAACCTTCATTTTTATATTGGTTAGATTTGTCAATTGTTAATAGTACAAGAGCTCAGAATAAAGCACGTGGATTAAATGATTCAGATAGAACGTCCAATGGAATAGTACTATATGATTCAGACGGAGCTGGTAATGAAAGATATGGGGAGTGGAGACAAGTACAAAGTAATTCATTTTTAATTACAAGAAATTTAGGTACAACATCACAAATTCAAACTTTTGATTCTGATTCTACAACTATATTTAATGGTAATTTTAATGTAAAAGATGGTACACTAAGAGCAGGATCTAGATTTGAATTTCAAAATGAAATGTTTACTAAAACAAAGAGATTAAGAATAAAAGATGTTAATGGAACTACACAATTTTCAATGTTTGGTTTTGATTCAGATAATTAAAAAAATTGTATGTTTTTTACTATAACAAATAAAATGCTAAGGTACTTTAAATATTATGACAATAAGAAGACCATTTAAAATAGACGGTACAACCGGACTTAAACAAATGACAGATGGTGAGCTAGATTATATATCTTACTTAACACGTGTAGCGTATGCTGCGTTATCAAATGGACCAGGACATATAACAATTAATTCAGCTCCAGCTGGGTATTCTAGTATTGGAACTGTTGATGATGAAACAAGAGATGTAGGAAGATCTCAAAGTAACATTGGCGATGTACATGGTGTAGGTCCAGATAATGGTAATGTTGCTGCACCAGGATCTTTAAGTACTGTAACGTATACTTTATCCCAAAATTATAACAACAGCAATGATGTACCTTCAACATCAAACTGGAATTTAGGACCATTGGTATCCGTTGATGCTTCCTTCAATAATGTACAACCCTTGGGTTATATAGATGGTGTTCAAACTTTACAAGATGTTTATGATACTTTAATTGATCCAATTGTACAAGATATAGAAGGTGGAGGCGTTGGTATTTTTAGATTAGCTACATCATCACCAGGAGGCGATTGGACTAGTACTGGATTTTCTATGGCTAATAGAGCTGTGGATCCAAATAACTATAATGGTCCTAGTACAACTACTTATACACTTTACAAAAGAACTTCTGAAACTTCACCATCAGTTGTTCGTCCTGTAAGAAAAGACACCAATGGTGGTTTCAAAGAAATGACGAATACAGAAATAACTAATTATACTTTACCATTGTTATACAACAGAATAAACGAAGGTAATAGATTAGTTTATACATTTGGTGGCGATGCTTCAGGTATTGACGCAGGTTCATACACAGAAACACATCACAATAGTACTACAAATGCATCAGCCTCACAATTAGTTTCTGGTCATACATATTACAGAGCTGTAACAGGCTTATCATCAGAATTAAAGTACTTGAGGTTAAAAAATACATAACAGCATATAGGATTATATTATGGAAAACATTATTTCAACTAAAACAATTTACGAACCAGACTCAGCAATTTTCATTGATCATGATAAAACTACAATAAACGTTAAAGTCAAAGAACAATTTGTAGTTAAAGATTGGTCAGGTAAAGAACATCCAAAAGAAAATACATTTACTAGAACTATAAGAGTAGAACCTTCAGATGTTCTTACAGAGTTTTTATCTCAAATAGAACTTAATAAAGTAGATGAAAATACAATTAAAATTAATACTATGTTAGAAGAACAAAACAAAATTTTAGAAACTAAAATAAAAAAAGACATTCTCAAAGATATAAATTTAAAAACAGAACAAACACAACAAAATGATAATTTTGATTTCTATAATATGAAAGATGAAGATTTGTTTAAATTGAAATTACAATCTTTTGAAATTGAACAAGTTAAAAATTCTACTAATAGAGAATTGAAATCTTCACTAAGAAAAAGTCAAACATTTATGGAAGCTGTTGCTTACACTGCTGCTTTAATTCTTGACAAATAAATTACCATCAGAAACTTTTTGCGCTTTACCTTGGCTACATCTTTCAACTAGACCTAATGGTCACATGAGAGTTTGTTGTACAGCTAACGCAAG